GTTCTCGTCCTCAGTGTCCATGCCGGACTTTTCGTTCCATCGGTAGGTGCGCGGGGTCAGCTTGAGCACGTCAGCGAGTCCACGTATGAACGGACCGGTGACTGTCTTTAGGCTAGAGTCGGAGGACGCGGTGACGTTTCCGGAGCTGTCTGTGACGAGGGTACCGGCTCCGAACCCAGCGAAGCGAACAGTCCCGGTAGTGTGGAACTGGGCTGTTGGGGAAGCCACCCCGATTCCGAGGCTACCAGCCAAGTAGTTTACGGCAGTCCCGTCCATGTACAGATTCCAGCGTCCGGTTCCAGCGTCGATAGCCGACCGGAACGCAAAGTTGTTCGTAGCCCCTGTGAGCCCAGAACTAACCACAAATCCGCTCTGCTCTCCAATAGTCGAACCATCCCCTACCGTCCCCTGCGTGCAGAAAAAGTGATACAAGGTCGCAAGGTTGAACGTTTTCGCTTGAGTGGATGGCGCGGTGGTGACAGCTGAGTACCTGGTTGTTACATCCGACTTTATGTTAGGAGCGGCGTATATGCCGTAAACAGATGATCCACCGGTATCCGCGGACGTCATATAAATCCCAGCAGTGCTCAAGCTCGCAGAACCGATTCCGATTCTTGAGAACTGCGGAGTGCTCGATGTCGCGATGCTCTGAGGCAGCGCAAGTGTCGGATTCCCCGAGACGCCATCGCCGTTGGTAACCGTGATTTGGTTGGTCGTGCCGGTGATGGTCCGGGTGGCGGCGGTTCCAGCGCCAGTGCGAGCAACGAGACCGGTCGTGCTCAGCCCGGCGAGGGCCGTCAGGTCGCCATCAAAGTTCTCGAGTGCGTCCGCGATCTTTTCGTCGACCGTGCGACTGTCGTTCTTCGGGTCGGGGTTGGTCGTCGGAATAAACGTGTCCCGCGGCAGCTGTGAAACGAGCGCGTCGTCGATCGTCGCGGCGCCAACCGGATACGAGGTGCCAGCGATGAAAATCGGTTTCAGGAATGTGCCAGTTGTAGCCATAGCGATAGTTCTTTAGGTGTTGAATACGCGGTTAGCGCACAGGATCGCTGCTAGCGATTGCGGGATCTCGTTCACGATGTTGCCGACGTTCACGGGAAGGCGTTGCTCGTACCAGTGCGCGGCGATGAAGAGGATAGCCTGCTTGAGCAGCGGCCGAGGTGTGGCGCCACAGACGTAACGAACACGCACCGACGCAGGCAGGCCGGCAGTGCCAGGCCAGTCTTGCCCGACATTGAGCACCAGCGCGCCGGGTTCGCTTTGCGTGTCGACAGTGTAAACGTCGGTCGAAAGCGTTTGCTCGGCGCCGAGCTCGTCCAGGTACTTGACCGACGAAATCGAGACGACAGGCGAAAGACCGAGGCGGAGAACTCCATTGCTCGGGAATGCGTCGGCCGTGTATTCGCGAGTCTGATCAGCGAGCGCCCGCCCGGTCTGCTGCTCGGCGTATTCGCGCGCCGCCGCCAGCAGTGTGCCGAGGTAGGTGTCGTCCGCGCTGTTGGTAACGCGGAGGTGTGCCTTGATCTCGGCAACCGTGACAGGCTCGGTCGACGGGGCGGTGATGAGTCGGTCGCTCATGCGGCGAGGGCCGGCTGGAACGCCGGAAATCTGCGGGTTGGCTCAGCTTGCCCGGCGGCGATGAGTGCGAGCGCCTCGGTGCGCTCAAGCGTCACGAGGTCTCCGTCGACCGTGCAGCGCCCGCCGGCAATGCATCCGCGCGTGATGAGCACCGACATCATACCGGGCGCGCACGGGATTTCGGGATCGCATCCGGCGAACTCGATTTCGATCCCGAGCATCGTCGCTGCGGAGATGAAGCGGGAGCGTATTTCGGCGTAGATGCAGTCGGGTGACGGGTCGGAGCGAAAATCAAGCTCTGCATGGCCGCCGACGCCATCGATCCCGACACACACGATCTTCGCGACTCCCATCACATAGAGGACTTGGATAGCCGATCCAATCGTGCCATGGCGCATCGCGATGCCGCGCGAAACGAGATCGTCAACCGAGCGCCCGGCAAGGCGCGTGTCGGCGACGTTTTCGAAGCTCACTAACTCGCACGGCCACGCGCTCGGGTTTAGCATGCTGGCATCGCTGAGCGTGCGCTCCGGCTGGAAAAGGACGTGGGCCGAGTCGTAGAGATCGACCCACGGAAGAACGCCGTCGTTTGCAAAACAGTACGTGACGGCGGGAACGTAGCGGACAGACTCGTTGACCGCGCAACGCAACGGGCCGGCCGAGCCGAAGTCGAAGTGATTCAGGCTTGGCCCCTTGCCGAACAGCCACGCGGTTTCCCCGCGGTGCAGTCCGACGAAATCCCGTAGCGTGCGCGTCATGGCGTGGGTGCGACTCAGGCGCCGAGGGCGTCGAGCATCGCGGCGAACGACTTCGGACGAACGACGCCGCCGTCGTAGTAGGTCGAAGCCACGAGGCAGTAGGTGCCGGTCTTCGCGGACGCGCTGTCGCGGATGAGCTCGAGCGAGATGCCGCCCCAATATCCGATCCAGTAGTCGGCGAAATTGCCGAAGAAGATCGCGGAGGCGACGGCGCCCGAGCTGCCCTTAGTCAGCGTGCGGCTCACGGCGTTGGTCCAGAGCGGCGAGTAGCCGTTGAGCAGCCCGCCATTTCGGTCGTCGAGGATGGTGAGCGAATCCGTCGAACTGATCTTCGCGGTCTGCTTGAGCTTGCCGCGGATCTGGCCGTTCGAGACGTAGTGCAGATTTCCGAACACGGCGTTGTTCGCGTCGACGGCGGTCTCGAGTCCGACGATGTGCGCCCAGGTCGGGGCGGCGCCATTGGCGCCACCAACCACGGAGCCGATGCCGGAAGTGCCGGCGATGCCGTTGGCCTCGCTGGTTCCGCTGCCGTGGAAGAACGCGGCTTCCTGAACGGCCAGCATCTGGTTCGTGATGTGCGCGCGGACGATGGCCTCGATCGCCTGCGGGGACTGCTTCAGCAGCTGCTCGGAGATGTCGATGAAGGCCGGCAGGCGCTTCGGGGTGAGCGAGAGCTTCGCGGTGGTGGGCGTGTATTCGCCGGCCGACGCGTTCTCGGTCTTCTTCACGGGGGCGGTTCCGCTCACGAGGCGCGGGATGTCGAGATTGCCGACGAGACCCTCAAGCACCGTGGCGCCAGCGGAGCGCATCACGGACGCGTTGAAGAAGTCGTCGAGCAAACCGGCCTTCTCGGTCGCGATGACCATGCCGCCCTGATCGCCCGCAACGCTCGTCTGCCCGGTGGCGGTGAGGTCGCGGCGCTCCTGGCAGCGGCGCACGAACGAGCGGGGGAGGAACAGGCCGGCGCTTTCGATGCCGGCGCTGCGGGCCTCGCGCTCGCCTTCCTGCACCATCTCGGCCTCGACGCCGTCAAGCGTCGAGCTCGCACCCTTCGCGGTGGCGTGCATCGATCGCAGCATGCGGCCGATGTCGAATCTGGCCATGTCGCGCTTCTCGCCTTCGGAAAGCTGCGGGGCCTTCTGCGCCTCGGCGACAAACTGCCGCATCTCGGCCTTGATGGTTTCGGTGAATCGCTCGGCTTCGCTCTGGAGCGCGTCGACCTTGGTGTTCTCGTCAGCGGAAAGGGCGCGCTTCTCAGCAATACCCTTGTCGATAATGGCGCGGGCTTCCTTCAGCTTCGCACCACGAGCCTCTTCCATCTCTTTGATACGCTTGTTCATGGTATCCTTCTTTGTGGCTGCGGGTCAGATAAGCCCGAGTGCGCGCCCGCGGAGCGCAGTCAGGGTTGCCCCGGTCGCGTCCTCACTGGACTTGCGAGCCGTGGCGAAATGGTTGTCGCGCTCCTCGGCGATGGCCTTCAGTTCGGCCGTGCCGTCATTGCTGCGGAAAGACGCAGCAGAGCGCGCGGAAATTGCGGTGTCGGGATAGGCCGGCCAAACGACCGGCGAGACTTCGAATAGGTCGACGTCAAGCAGCGTGCGAACGTCGCGTTCCTTGCCTTCCTCCCACTTAACCGAGCGGGCCGAGAACCCGAACGACATGGAGTCAACGAGCTTCGCGCGGACGCTCGCGAGAACGTCGCGGTTCTGCTGCGTGTCGATCAACTTGATCTCGACGCGCAGGCCGCGGTCGTCTTCGGCGAGCGAGAGCGTGTCAGGCGAGCGCGCAAGGATTGCGTCGGATCGGTGCGACCAGAGCGCCTTGACGTCCGGCTGCTCCTTGAGTGTGCGCGAGAACGCGCCGCGCTGGATTCGCTCAACCCACGGTTTGCCGTATCCGTCGAATGCGAGCGAGTCACTGTCGAAGACGGCAGCGTGGCCTTCGAGAATGCCGATGAAGCCGGACTCTTTCTCGGCTTCGCGAACGGAAAGCCCATGCAGGGCGCGCGTGCAGATGGTCTTCATTGCGTGACTTCCTCCTTCGCCGGCGTACCGGCCGGTCCGATGTTGAGCGGGACGCGATAGATCCCGCCGACGTTGTCCGGCAGTTCGGGCAGGTCTTCGAGGCGGCGGACGTCGTTGATCGAGTAGATGCCGTTTGTGAGGCCAGCGACATATCCATTCATCCGGTCGGCAAACGCACCGCGGAGAATCGCGTTGAGATTGAACGAAACGTAGTAGCCCGCCGCGCGATCGCGTTCGGAGAGTAGCGTCGAGTTGAGGCGCCGCTCCCAGCGGACAAGCCGCGGGCGGAGCGTGAAGACCTGAAACGCCAACTGAATCTGCTCCATGCCGCTGCCCCAGCTCGTGGACTTCTCCGTCGACTGGAGCAGGAAGAGCGGCACGCCGTAGAAGCGGGCAATGTCCTCGATCTGAAACTGGCGCGTCGCCAGAAACTCGGCATCCTCGTTGCTGATACCGATGTTCTGGTACTTGATGCCGCCAGTGAGGCCGGCGACTTTGCCGTAAGCGGCCGGACCCTCGTGCTTCTCCTTCCACTTCTTCAGGAAGGCGCGGGCCTGCTCTTCGGTCGTACCGGCCGGAAACTCGACGACGCCGCCAGGGCGAGCGTTGTTGCCGAAGAAGCGGGCGCCAAACTCCTGCGCCGCGAGCGCAACGCCGATACCTTCCTTCGCCTGCTTGAGCACGGAAAGACCAGTGAGCCCGTCGAGCGACATGCTCGGCACGTGCAGGATTTCGCCGGGCTGGCAGAGCTTGCCGCCGAGCTTGTAGGCGCGGCCGCGGCCGACTCGCACGACATCGACCTCATTCGCGCCGACGTACTCGATCCCTTCCGGCTCAAAGTACGCGTTGCGTTTCACCAGCCCGTAGCAGTTGCCGCGCATCTCGTGGGCGGCGTGCATGCGCTCCAGCCACTCGAACGACGTCTCGCTGTCGTTCGGGTCTTCCTTGAGGATCCGATTCAGCGGATGATCGTCGGCGTCCTCGCTTCCCTTCGCCGTCTTGCGGCGGACGCGCAACGGCAGACTGGCGACGTTCTCGGAGAGGATGCGGACGCACGCGTAAACCGCGGACATCGTCATCGCCGACTTCTCGTTGACGTTCGTCCCGCTCGCAGAAACGCCGAGAAGGTCGATCAGGTGCTGCCCGTCCTTCAGCGACGCGCGTTCCTCACGCTTTCCGAAGAGGGCGCGGCTGGCTTCTTTGATGCGGGCGGCAATCTCCACGCATCACAGCGTGGCGTTTGATGCCCGCTTGGCATCAAAACTTTCCGTGCGCAATCGTGCGCTAACGTGCTTAATCCACGACGCCGATTGATTCCGATGCGCTGCGACGCCCG